ATTATTTCCTCCTTTGGGTTTTTTCTAACTCCTTTAGAATTAAAATAAAATTCCAATCCGTTATCTTGTGCGAATAGTGCCTCCCTTGTCTCTGCCACTTCTTCTTCTGTTTTAGAAATTTGCGCCAATGGTGTTGCTTTGTCTAAAATTCCTCTACTGTCTGCCCAATTAATTACTCTTTCGTTTAATTTTTTAAAATCGTTTTTCATTTTTTATTTTATATAATAATTATCTTGCTGTTCGTAACTCTCTTCATCGTAATATCTTTGCGTTAATTCTATTTGATCGTTTAAAAGTTCTGTTAAATAATCAAAAACAAAATCTGCATCTACCTTGATTAACTCTTCGCCTTCCCAGACTAAAGCCTCTAGAACGTTATACTTTAAGTTTAACTCTATAAAGTAAATACCGTTATCTAAAAACAAAGTTACTTCATTTGGCAAAGGATACCTGCTGTCGTTTGTCATCTCAAAAGATGGTGCTATTTTTCTAATAACATCTTTTATTTCTTCTTTCATATCTAATTTGTAAATAATTTAATAACCATTGCTAATAACATTAAGCAGCAAAATACAGTTCCAGCTAAAAACATAATACCCATTAATACTTTAGACACAAATGTTATAAATTTTTTCATATTATATAATTTTAATTGTTCCGTTTGCAAAATGCTCACATATTACTCCTGTATGCAATACAATAACCTTAACAGGCTTTATATTTAACTTAACTAACTTTGCTTTGATAATTCTTTTGATTCCTTTCATATCGTTTGTTTTGATTATGATGTAAATGTACAAACCTTATTTAGTTTATAAACTATCTATTAACAGAATTTAACATTATTTTAACATTTAAACAAAAAAAAAGTGGCTAATTGCCACCTTGTTTATTTCTTATCTAAATATATCTGTAATACCGCTAAGGCTCGCCAAGCAACCTTTGCAAGATGTAATACTCCATCTTCATCAATAGGATTTCTTTCGTGATCTATTAAATGCCTTATCATTGCATCTGCATTGTCTTTGCTTTTGTCTTTATCCCAATAAAGTTCATTGCCTTGGTTGTGCTGTTTCTGCCCTGCTAAGCTACACTTTGATACTTCTTTTAAAGCATCTGGGAAGTAAGCAATACAACCTGAATAAACAGGCATTGATTTTCTTTTTTCTGCTTTGTCTAGTTCTTTATTAAAACTCTTTGCAATTGATGCTAATGTATTTAAACTATTCATATTATAAATTAATTGTTTTTAAATAGGTTTTAAAACTTGAACCAACGTTATCTTTATTAAATTGTATTGATGGAAATTTATTGTGATACCATAAAGAAAACTTTACAAGTATTTCTAATATTTCTTTAGTTCCTAAATGCTCGTATTTTTCATTACAAATCTCAATAATTACAGGTATAATAGAACCGCCATTTAACTTTTTCTGTTTTTGGATATCCATTAAACCTTTTATTTCTTCTCTATAAACATAATTTTTATCTATATATTTATAAACGCTTTTTAATCTTTCGTAGTTCTTTGGCATTAATGAATTGCCGTTTTTAACAACACTTGAAGTCCCTAGAAATATATTTATTAATGCGGGTATTGAAAATAGTTTGTGTTTTGTAGCGAATTCTTTTGCTTGTTTTTCATCTGATGGATTATTTAATATATCGTTAAGAAATGTTTTATAAATATTTGTATCACTAAAAGAAGCCCTTGATACAACGAAGTCTAAAGCACTTAAAGAACGACCCCTTGTATTAAATTCAACAAATAATTTAAAAGCATCTTCTTCTTCATTTACTTTATTAATCCTAACCCAAGCATTTTTGTAGTTTAATTCTGTCATTGCGTTTTTTAAATGGTTTCCATCTGTTAAAAGTTTTCTACCATTTGGTAATTCACAAACTAAAATTTCTCTTTGTTGACCAATAATTTTTAAGGATTGAACTAAACTATTTACGTTTGAATTGTTTTTCCATCTTTGCCAATTTGGAACTTCATAAGAATTTAATTGTTTTAAACTAACTTTTTTTACTTCTGATTTTAATACTAATTTTTTCATATTGTTTGTTTTTTAATTTTGATTACTCTGCAAATCTACAATACTTTTTAATATATAAATGTTAAGGAAATGTTAAAATTTAATCGTTGTTGTAATGTTTTAAATAAGGTTGTTCTTTTTTTGTACATTTTTTAATCCAACTTTTATCTAAAAACTTAATGTATCTGAACTGTCTTAATTCGTAATGATTAACCCTGTCCTTATTATTTGGGTCATTAAGTAAATTGTAACCTCTTCTACCCGCTTTTTCGCTTGTCTTTATAGAATTGTGAAAGGTTTCTCCGTCAAGTTCCCAAAAACTGCTTGTATGTTCCCCATAAAACCCAAAAGAGCAAGCCTGATAAACAATTCCCAAACCACCACAACGTTCATCTGCAAAGCTTTGAATCCATTTTATAGTTTTTAGTTTTCCTTTAATATATTTAATACTATAAGAAATTGCTTTGCTTTCAGGATATTCTCCAACATCATCTGCAATCCACATTCTATTTAACTCTAGGTATTGGTTCATTTCCGTACCCTTAACAATACTCCCACCACTTGCGGGATTCATAGCGTAACCATATTGTAAAACTCCTAAAAACTCACCTTTAATAAACACCCCTAAATTAACATAAGTTCCATTATAACATTTTTTTGAATAATGGTTTTTTATAATAGTTTCTCTTGCTAAATCCCTTTCAATTTCTTTTACATAAAAATTATCAGTACCATAACCAATTATGTCTTTATGTCCAAACATAGGTATTTGGTCGCTAAATATATATCCTTTCATATTTTACTTGTTTTATCGTATTCGTATATTTTTGTATATAAATCCCAAATTGCTTGGAAAGATTCTTCTTGGTTAAACTCTTTGCCTTTCATATAAAACTGAACTTTGTTCCCTATCTTGTAAACTACTTTAAACTTAGAGCCTGACACCTCAGGATGAATAACAAATCCCTTTTTAAAGCAGTATCGCATAGCATCATAGTTACAATTTTTTATTACTATTTTATTTTTTAGCTTCGGCATCTAAGTCCTCTATTAGTGTTATTAATTCAAGAGCCTTTGCAACCCCCTCCGCTTCACAATGCCTCTTTAAATGCATTAAGTGCAGAAAGTACTCGTATATGTCATTCTTATCATTTGATTGGTAATAACTATCTAAGCAACTCTTATACGCCACCTTATTTAATCTATTGCACTGTTGCTGCTCCATCATAATATTCCTTATTATTAATATATTTATTATAATTATCTGTTGCAATCTTTAATTTAACATAACCACCCTGAATAAAGTCATCTGATAAAGTAACAAACTGCACTTCTTTTGTTTTTTTGTCAACAACAACATAGTTAAATTCAAACGCTCCAAATAACTCAAGATACAAGGCTGCTTGTAAATCGTAATTGTACAGCAACGCAGACTGCTCAAATTCATCAATATTACTTGTTGTTTTTAAATCTACTACAACACCTGGTAATAGTATATCTGCCTTACCTCTAAAAGCATAGCCATTGTATAAAGCTATTTCAGGTATTTCAAACTTTGCATTTTTAACCAACCTACTAAAATCTTTATTGTCAAGTACAGCGTTTGCAACTTCGCTGCATCTGTTAAATTCTGCTCTTGTGTATACTGTCTGTGGTAATTGCTCTTCAACTGCTAACTTATATAATTTACTTCCTTTCGTGCTTTCTACAATTGTTAACTCAGTTACTCTGTGAGGCTCTAAAGATAGCATATGAATAAGTCTACCATCTCTAAAGGCTTGAGGTTCTTTTTCTTTTGACGGTGTGTTAAGCATCACAACATAAGCCTCTGGGGACTCTAAGAGACTTTTGCAAGATGAAGAAGAAAGAGCGTTTTTACCAAGATAACCGTAATAAAAAGAGTCATCAAACATTTGTTCAAGTATATCCTTTTTGCTAAATACTTCTTTGTTTAGTAGTTTTATTGTGCTCATAATAATTTGATTGCTTTAATTACCTCTAATTCTGTTATTTCTTTTTTTACCCAAATTCTTTTTTTAAACTCTGTTGTTGCAGGAAGTGATTTTGTAAACCAAGTAGGATTTATATTGTTTAAATTAAATAAATAGATTCCTTCTGGTGTGCTG